TCAAGAGCATCAAGCAGGAGTTCGCATCTGGCTGAAGCACGAGAATAGCGGTCAGCATTACTGCCAAGAATGCTTTGTTGACAAGAAAGAACGCAGCGCCCAAGCAACTGGCGGCTGCTACACCTACGCAAAGCGCTATCTTCTAGCGAGCCTTTTTCTAATTTCAGATCCGAAATTGGATGATGACGGCGATTTCGCTACACACGGCAACCGAAAAAAGCCTGCTGCAAAGCCAAAGCTAGCTACTGATGAGGTAGTCGCTAAGATACGCGCAAAGCTCTCTGATCACAACATTCCAGAGGAGGCTGCTTTATCCAAGGTTGGCGCAAAGAATTGGGTTATCACAAATGATCAGGCAACTATTATTCAAGGCCGCATTGATCAACTGGAGGCAATCCAATGAGAGTGCATTACAACGTGCAGCAAGGAACTGACGAATGGCTGGCACTGCGAGCTGGGTGCATAACAGCATCTAGCTTTAAGTCACTCGTAACTAGCCGTGGCGAGAAGACATCATCGTATACTAGTGATACCTACCTTAACCAGATCATCGCTGAGAGGCTTTCAGGCAAGCCTGTGGATACCTTCAAGAATGCTGACATGGAGCGCGGAAACGAGCGTGAAGGCGCAGCACGAGACCTATTTGCCGCCATTATGGCAGTAGATGTTAAGGAGGTAGGCTTTCACCTTCATGATGACTATGACATCGGATGCTCGCCAGACGGCCTGTTTACGCTTGAGTCTGACACTGGCGTAGAGATCAAGTCGCCTAGAGCGTCTACCCATATTCGTTATATGCGTAGCAAGAAGCTGCCAGTTGAGTATGTCCAGCAGGTACAGCTTAGTATGTGGCTGCTCGAAGTAGACCATTATTACTTTTGCAGCTATCACCCAGACCTAAAACCGCTCATCGTTGAAGTAAAACGTGATGATGAGTTTATTGAGAAGGCAGTACCAATATTAATTGATGCCGCTAAATATGTTAAATCAGAAACGGAGAAGTTAAATGAGCAACCAATTTACCACGCTTACAAGCGTTAATAAGAGCCAGTACGATGACAGTTATTATGCATCTATTGATCCAGAGGCGCTCAAGTCTCTTCTTGCAGCTTATGAGCAAGGCGCTGTCAATCTTAATAAGAATGGCAAGATCAGTCTCAAAGGCTGGAAGAACGAATCTAAAGAGGGCGGCCAACCTTACATTTCTCTAAAATGGGCAGCTCCGCTTGAAAGCTCACCAGCGCCAGCAGCTCCAGCTACCTTTGAGGACATACCGTTCTAATGAAAGTTATCGATTTGAAAGAAGCAGGTATCAAGAAGACACCATCGCGCAGCAAATTCGTTGCGCGTTGGCTTGAAATTTCTGAGACTGAAGCTCTGTCTTTTGATGATTATGATGATATGCGTACTGCGTATTATTCGATAAACAGTTATTGCCGCAATAACAAAACTAAATACAAGGCTAAGCAGTTTTCAGATTCAGCTGCTGAGCGTTATCTGGTTTTAAAAGTCCGTGGCTAAAGAAACTCCAAGAGCTAAAGCATTAAGACTGCTTCAGCAGCTTGTCAGGATGAAAGCTGCTGATGACAGCGGGATGGCTAACTGTGCAACTTGCGGAAAATCTGTGCATTACAAAGACGCTGATGGCGGTCACTTCATACCGAAAGGATCTAGCACTCGCTGGGCGCTAGAGGAATGCAATGTGCATTTGCAATGCAAAGGCTGTAATGGCTTTGGCATGAAACACGGAGCTGCCGCTCAAAACTATACTATCTACATGATAGATCTTTACGGCAAGGATTGGGTAGAGCATATGCTTGCTACTAAAAATGCTGTTCACAAACTTTATAAAGCCGATTATGACGATATGATTTCTGAGTATAAGGCTCAAATAAAAATTCATGAGGAGCGATTAAAATGACAGGCGAGCATTGGATAGTTAATTCAGACCACGCAATGAAGATGTTTAAGGAGCATATAGACGAGCTGTATGCCAAGGAAAAGTACCTAGTAATCAAATGGGCCACTGGCAAGCAGCGCAGCCTAAAACAAAACTCCGCTCTCCACGTTTGGTGTCAGCTCATGGCTGATGAACTCAATGCCGCAGGATTGGGCATGGAGAAGGTTTTAGAGCATAAAGCATCTATTGACTGGACGATGGGAGGCGTTAAAGAACACCTGTGGAAGCCAGTTCAGGAAGCCATGACAGGCAAGGACTCTACCGCTAGTGCCGAGAAACTAGACTACGTTAAAGTCTATGAGACCTTAAACCGTCACTTTGGTGACAAGATGGGCATTCATGTGCCGTGGCCTACTATTGAAACAAGTAATTCTTGAAATAGATCCGCTATGGCGTGAGATTGCCGATGACAGTCCTGAGTCGCTTAATGGACGATCTGTTAATAAAAACTCATATGCAACTGGCGTTATAGGCGAATTAGCTGTTTCTCAGGCATTGGCAAGCCTTGGCATGAGTTACAGCCACGATGATACCTATGACTACGATTTCCTTGTTGAAGGCGTAAAATTGGACGTTAAAAGCAGCGCGTCTAGGTTTGAGAGAGTAGGAGGAAACAACAGCACATTGCTTACAAGCTATTTAAAAAACCAAGATTGCGATGCCTACGCTTTTGCTTCTGTGTCTTATGCTGAGAATCTAGTATACATTATGGGAATTTGCGCTAAATTTTGGTTTTGGGAAACAGGGTGTGCAACTGATTACAAGGCTGGTGATATAATAGCTGTTCGACCCATCAAGCAGGATGCTAGAATAATGAAGTATAAGCACTTAACCAGCTTTTATGGTCTGCCATTACTACTGGAGGCGCTGAAATGAAGCGATTAGACTTTGAGATTAAAAGCAATCAACAGATACAAGACTGGCTTGAAGAAGCAGAGCAAAGAGTCTCAGAAGATGACTTTAACTTCATCGCAACAATGGCCTTCAATTTGGCAAATATGGATGAGTTTATTTTCGGAAACGATGATGTCAGCGACAAGTTTTTTCAGCATCAGGCTAGGAATCAATATGGAGGATTGCTCCATTAAATAAAACCTTTTTCCTTTAGCTTCAAATAGTTTTCTTTGTGAGCCTTTTGTATCTCTGATTTGTTTTGACCATAGTAAGGAACGGCATGATAAGCCGCAATCATTTCATTGCAGAGCCATTTATCATTTACGCAAAAGTCTCCTAGATACCTACCGTACTTACCTTTTTCTCGCGTCTTGAGAAGTATGCTGTCGCTGTCAAGGAAGTCTTTGACAAATTTCTTTGAGGCTTTGCCGTATTTTTTTTCTTCCAGATCTCTAGTCCGAGATTCGGGAGCGTCAACACCGTACAAACGTATGCGCTGCTTACGAACACTAATAGACCAGCCCAGATCAACATTGACATCAATAGTATCTCCATCAACAACCCGAACAATTTCGCAGCGATAAATGTACGGATCAGACATACTCGCCTGACCTAATTATATCAGCAAGCTCTAACGCTCTGCCGCCTACCTGCTTAGCCCATAGGCTATTCAAAAACTCAGTGCTTGCTCTTGCGTAGTCTGCGTTTTCCATCGCATCTAGCGCACGTTTAAAACCACGGAACCGCGTAGCTCCTAGATTGAAGAAGATGTTTATAATTGCCTCCTGACGCACCTCGTCAAGATCACCGAACCACGGATATTCTTTGCTTAGCTGTTTGATGCAGCGCAGAATATCATTAGACAGTAGATATTCAATCTCATCCATCGATAGCCCCATGCCGCCTTTTTGGTCAATATTTCTACCAACGCCGATAGTCAGCTTTCCGCTGGTGCATTTGTAAGCGTGACTTTCTAAGCCTTCATGGCGCTTGAGCATTTCAATTAGCTTGTCCATTTTATTTTTTTCCATTACTGCCTCCGAAAAAGAACGCAGATATGCCTGATACTAAACCGCCCAAATAACCAAGAATTAAGTTGACCACGCCATCATCATTCGCGTCAGGAGGCTGTATTGTGACCATGAAGACGTATCCAAGAAAACCGATTAGCGCAACCATAGCAAATATCTTTGGAACAGGATCATCGCCAAAGGTCTTTCTTGCGTCCTTCCTGTCTTCAACTTCGGTCTTAAAAGACTCTAAGTCGATTTCCATCTCTCTAATTTTGGTCTTGAAGTCTTGATCAGCTTCTCTTACCAATACAGCTTTTTCAGGC